GTCCCTTCTGGGAGAAAGAAGTGTTACCGCTTGTTAAATTAATGAACGAAATTCTCATGTCTTATGACGTTGAGTTTCATTTACCGCAAGAACAAGTGTCCAAAAAGGCAGAACTAGGAATTCTAGTTCGCTCACCGTTTGAGCTCAGCCGTAAATTCTACGTGAATAGAAATTACGATCTTGATATCTCTGCTTTTGCAGATTTTTTCAAGATTGGCGAAAACTCGGTGAGGAGTATTGAGGAGATGGTCCGATCTGTAATTGAATTATTAGTATTATTCGGATTACCAGAACCTCAAAGATGGCGGAAGGTCAAAACAGGTGTTGCTGAACACCGTGCATATGCTATTTTGCATCAAAAGACCAACCATCTCCTCTGGAGAACAGTTTATAAGGTCTGTTCTCTAGAAAAGATTAACGGGGAAGGAACCTGGGCAAAGTTCTTTAAATGGAAATTTGCTGCCTATTTTGCATATAAGATGCAACAGGATATACCAAAAAGACCTGATTTTCTGAAATCGGATAAGGGTCTATGGTCTTGTAAGACCATCCTGGGCGGTTATTGTGCCAACTTTGAATCGAGTCTTGAGAATTTACAATCTCTTAAGGCTCTGCTTGATTCTTTGTGTATTACCTATATTTTGGGTAATAATGGCTTAAAGCTTGAGGCAAAGCTCAATAATTTTGATTCCTTCCTTGATACCTCTCAGCAGCTAAAGAAAGCTGCTCCTGACGTCCCTGAATCTATGGTGGAAAAATCCATATCTGATACGGTCAAGGAACTAACAGGGGTGCCGAAAGTGTCTATTAATAAGACAATTACATTCGCACCTTTTCAGACGTTAAAGGTAACTGACACAAACCGGATACTCACGAATCATCCTGTGAGGATCTTTGCAATAAACAAAGAAGCCGTCGTTTGTGAACTCCAACGAACTGTTGATGAGATCTTTGAACATGAGTTCATTTCTTATGAAGATCTTGTTGAACCGTTCTTTCCAAGTACTTCTGCTAACTACATTATGAGTAGGAGCAATCTTGGATCCCTTGCCGTGCTATACGACCATTGTTCATTCGGGAAAATGGGCGATGGAATTATGTTCGGTGAAGAACTACGACCATTGGTTCAAAGGGTAACACCACATTATGGTGTGTTGGGGGATCAGGAGCAGAGGTCCTACGATCGTGAATTCGAGGCGGGTATTGAACCACCTTCCGAAGAAAGAGTGATCGTTGTTGATCCTAGTCCATTGAAGACTATGTGGGAGGAGGAATACTGGAAGATCTGGGATCTTGCTAAAAGGGAAAAGCCCTTAGTTCAAGCCGTTGGTTTGCCAGAACCTCTAAAGGTTAGAGTGATCTCAAAAGGACCACCTCTCCTCTACACTGTACTAAAGCCCATTCAAAAATGGCTTTGGTCTACACTCAAGAAGCATCCTGTCTTTGAATTGATAGGGCGATACGTAGTTGAAGATGATATCAACCGTATCTTGAGTGGGTTAAAGGATACTGAGGAAGTTACCTCAGGAGATTATGTTGCTTCGACCAACCGATTACATGGTTGGGTTTCAGAGACCATTAGTGACCGTATCATGCTCCGACTTGGTGAGAATATCCCCAAGAAGGACCTGGACAAATTACCAGTTAACTACATGACGGATCTTAAAAGATTAATGAAAGTCGCTCTTACGAAACACATTTTCATGGAAAATGACAAAGAATTACCCCAGACCGAAGGTCAATTAATGGGTTCAATAGTTTCATTTCCAATCCTTTGTATAGCCAACGCTGCCTTATGCAGGATGGCATTGGAAGGAGCTTCTCTTGAAAGAAGATCGAAACCCGTGATATATCGGGTAACCCGCAATGGAGCGGGGAAGCCAGCACCTCTTTTGGTGAATGGCGACGATTGTCTCCTCCGAGGTCCCAAACAAATTCTTCGTGAATGTTGGGAATCCATCTGCGCTTTCGCAGGTTTAGAGTCTTCAGTAGGAAAAACCTACTTCTCCTCATCATTTTGCACAATAAATTCAACCATTTTTAAGAATATTAATGGTGTTTGGAAAGAGTCCAAATATGTGAATTTAGGCTTAATGAAGGGTATGAAACGGATGGGTGCGGGAACCAAAAAAGGTTTTAATCCGCAAGTTGGAGTTCACCAACTGGGAGTGATATGTCGTGAATTAAAGCGAACATGTCCCCCCTCACTCTGGCCCGTTGTGAAGAGACGTTTTATATATTATAATTCAATAGAGTTAACACGTTACCCAAACCTCCCTTGGTTTGTACCCGAGTGGTTAGGGGGCATAGGACTGCCTTGTGATAGTTTTGATGAGATCAGTATGCAGGATCGCTGTGCAGCGACCGCTATTAAGTTTCAAATTAATGATCCCAAGTGGTGTCCTGTTCTACCCAAGGATATGGCAATGTGGTGCATGCATGAGTTAGTCATGGATTCGCTTCCCAATAAGGAAGTAGTCTTCTTCAAAAAAGTTTGTATGGAAGAAGGAATCGAAGATCTCGAAGATCATTGGTCTAAGTTTTATAAACTAGCCACAGTGAATTTGATGGCCAAGTTGCCACTCACCGATCTTTATGAGGTCTGTAATGACGATAAGAGTACCCATCGTGCTTTGGTCAAAAATGACCGTATTTGGAGTAAGGCCCGGCGTACAATTAGCGCCTCACCAATGTCTGATGAAGACATGGCCTACTCTCAAAAGAAACTCTATCCTCCTGTAATCATTCGGGGAAATTGGGATCGCTTTAACTGCCTCAAAGAAGAGGAAGGCGACTCGAACCAATAGTACCATTGACTGGAGGGGTGCCCAACTATAGGGGTCTTTAAATACTGTAGTCAGCCTGAAATGCTTGGACTAACTTATCACAGGGGATCAGTCATGATAGACTGTTTCTAAAGCCCCAGGCTATAACCTGGGGGTCCCTGGACCTGATCATTCAAAGGTTCCAAAACTTGATCTGTTGTGAGTTCTTTGGATTGATGTTGTTGTAGTTTGTAAATACGACATCTCAACGCCAAACATAACCTAGTACAGATTTGATTTTTGGTTCGTAACCTTGATCAGGCTTTAAAGGAGCAGATGGAACCTGCTCGGAGTTCTCTAAAACTCGTTTTATGGAGAAGAATGAATTTATACCTTAAGTGGTTACCAGAGTGAAAACTGGTCTACATTCCTCGTCTTTGGCTCAATGGAAAGTGTGTTACACTTAACCTTGTGGTCATTGCGCTTCATTAAAGAGACTCAAACAATAAACCGG